GCGTGCATTTTCATTCTATTCTTCATGTGTTTTCCTCCTAACTAAATTTAAACTCTACTTCCAGCCTTCCTCTAAGTAACAGCTTTCCTGTAGATGTGTCCGGCAAGATCCGCTGATCAATATTGTGGATCAGCCAGGCAAAATTCTCTGTATGTTCCAGTTTTCTGCAAATACCCTTGATCTGCAAAAGCATTGCCGAAACTGTACCCCGTTTTTCCGGTGTGCTGTGCCAGACGTCAATGGTCTGGTAAACTGTCCCGGTCACGGCGTTTTTCATTTCCGTGTCGATCAGCTGACTGTCTGCCAGATAGACGAACGGATACGGCGTATCCTCTGGCGGCAAGAATCCATCATAGACCTTTCCCGGAAACGCCTCTTTCAACTGCATCAGCAATGCTGTGAATAATTCTTGTTGTGGATCCATGCTATCACCTCGTCAGTTTCTGCAAATCTGCGATGAACTGGGCTTTAACGGTATTGAACGCCGGTTTGACATATGGCTGCGCTGCCATTTTCCGTGTACCAAATTCAACGTATGCAGCATATTCGGTGTGTGGCTGCACCACGGCAGACAGACCACTATCTTTGATCTGCAGATTAATGGATCGGAACAGCGTACCGGTATCGATTGGTGCCCGCAGCTTTGTCCACTGCTGAAGCCGTGTCCCGTTGGCCCGCACAACCATTTTAACGGCATCTAAGTTCGTTTTTCGCATCAATGCGGCAGATAATTCCGCCTGCCCTGTAAATACTACCGTTCCGCCCATGTCACACCTCCGATACGATCAGTACGTGCTTGGTACGAAGCTTCCTCTCGTCATCTACACCATACTGCTTATCACCGATCCTGATCCTGTTATAAGTCCTGGTATAGTGTTGCTGCAACCTGATCACCTTACTGTTACGCTTGATGTCACCGTACAAGATCTGTTTTGTGTCGGTGGAAGTATCCGTCACATCAGCATACACCTTTGTTTCCACTGGATCACTATCAGCATAATCCCCGGTTTTCGGATCGTATATTCCCTGCCGGATCAGCTGGAAGTAAATTGGCGTATCGTATCTCATAAAAACTTAAAGCCTCCTTTCGCTCCCTGCTGACCAAGAGAATCTTTAAAGCTCTGAATCTCCGCCATATACGCATCAAAATCCGAATCAGAAAATGTCAGGCTCTCTCCCTCGACAGAGTGGGAAGCAGTACCTTCTGATCCGATCCTGTTGAACCGCACCACGGCCACTTCTACTATAATGAAATTCATTTCTTCTGGTGGATCCGTTCCGCCCAGCAGCAGTTTTAATCTGGATCTTACAGAACTGATGATCCAGTTGAGCTTATCGTCAAGATCGGTATCCTCTACCGCTATCCCCAGGATCCGCTTCAGATCTTCCAGCATATCTGCCTCCTTATTTCTTTCCTACAGCTTTCCGGACTGCAGCCGGCAGTGCTTCGTCTGCGACCTTTTCAATAAGCGGCATACCCTGCTTATTCTCACATCCAGAAAGTTCTTTGAGCCTTTTTTCCGTGACGTTGATCCCGACGCGTGGGAAAGAATCTCCCACGCTGTACGGGTAATCTTCGTCGTGCAGATCGGTAAAGGCTTTGATCACCTTATACATACCGATCCTCCTATGCAGACTTCGCTGTTACTGTTGCAGATCCAGCCTTAACGGCTCTGAATTCCGCATCACATTCAACGACGGTGATCTTCTTTCCGGTCTCTGCAGTGATATCCTTAGATCCGTCCCACGCAGTCCAGTTTTTCACATTCTGACCATATGTCACAGTAGTGTCAGTGTCAGCCACCTTGTACTTATACAAATTGCCCTCAGTCTTTTCCGGAGAGATCGTCACCTTCGTATCGCCAGTTGCTGTGCCGTCGACAGAGCTTACCGTCAGAGTTCCCAGCCTAGAAGCAGATTCCAGCTTTGCAAAGGCAGTATCCTTAACGATCATGAATGCCACATCCATCGTCACTCTAAGAGCCACCAGTTCCTGCTCGAACAGATTTACCGGTGTGCCGTCTTCGTTGGTAAGTGTGGACAGCTGCGCTTCCTCGGAGATCTTGTAGCTCATGCCATACGGGATACCGTAATACATGTAATCAAAGTCCCCTGCGTACAGCGTGCCCTTTTCCAGAGATTTCAGATCTACTACCGGATAGCCATCCAGCGTATTGTTTGCTCTGTCATACAGGGTCTCAACAACAACGCCGTTTTCGATCTTCTGGACGTTGCGCAGCGTGCTTCTGTTCTTCTTTGTGGAGATGAACGCATTAACATCAAAGTCGCCGTCGGACAGGATATCTTCCAGGGCGAGGATGTTATTATACGTAATCCCCGTACTGATAGAATTACCGCTTTCCATCACAGACTCCTCCAGAGACTGTGGGAACGGATTATCCGCATTCAGGATGACTGCATCATCGAACTTCTTATAAAACGCTTCTGCGATTTTCGGCTTCATCTTCTCAAAGAAGTCAGAGACCTTGTAGCTCAGCAGCTCTCTGGAGCATGGAACGATAACGCCTAGCTTCTTAGCAACCATCTTTGCAGTAAGCCACTGTGGCTTGGAAGTTTTGATCTTTTCACCTTCACCTACCCAGTAAGCCCCCGGACCCTTTGCAAAGTACTCGAACTTCTTTTCCTTAGAGTCCATTTCCTCATACTTGGCGAGCTGCATCACCTTGCTGCCTTCCATGACATCCTTCAGGATCAGCTCATTGTACTTATCCGGAATAGTCCCTTCTTTGTGTTCAAAGACCGTTACATTATCCGGATTCCACGTCTGTGCAAATAACTGCAGTTTCATTTCTTTGTTTCTCATAAGTTCCTCCTATTTGATAATTCTTGCTTTTGCTGCCATTTCTGCGAGATTCGTCTTGCCTCCGCCGCCCGATCCCTGACCGCCGCCTTCCAGCGGGGAATCCTGCTGCGCCTTTTTCTTTACGATCTCATTGACAGCCTCATTAAATAACTTCGTGAATGCCTCAACATTAGCTTTCGTTTTAGTCGCATCTTCTCCGATCAGGTTTGCCAGAAGCTCATCTGGGATATTGATCCCATCATCGGACAAAGTCTTCCTGGCTTCGGATGCCAGCCCTGCGACTTCTTTTTCTCGCTTCAAAGACGCCAGCTCTTCCTCAAGCTTCTTTGTCTTATAAGCGGCTTTCTCTTCTTTTGTCATCTTGGCCAGCTTCTCCGCTTCCGACAGACTATCGTCCATTAAGACTTTCCACTTTTCTTCTGCGTTCTTTACCGCCGTTTGTACCGCCTTATCTACCCGGCGATCGAATTCAGCCTGGTTGCCTTCCTGTTTCAGAAATTCCTCAAAGGACAGCGTCTCACCGCCAGTTCCACCTTTACCGTCACCTGATCCACCATTGCCGCCTTCGCTGCCGGTTCCACCGCCATTTCCGCCTTCGGACCCACCGCCGTCACCTTCGCCAAACAGCTGCAACAGTATTTTTCTTTTTCCTTCATTTGCTAAAACTTCCACCATATCTTTCATCCTTTCCGCCCCAGACCATTCACTTCCGTGCCCAGTCCATTGCTTTTATCCTTACCGATCCATGTAAACCGGACGAAATCCGGATACATTTGCTGGATCGCATTGATGCCAATAAAAAAAGAACGTATCAGAAGATCACATTCTTCCGAAACGCACTTTTCAAGTTTTAGAAAAGAATTTCCTTCTCCAAAACCATATTCGATTATATCACCCGTAACATCTTCGATAGACCATACCAGAGTTTGAAACAGAGCGCTTACCCCGGCGCACACGATATCCCGTCCTGGCGGACCGAATCCTGCATGTCCTTCCACTCTGATCCTGGTTTCATCAACTGTTATTTCAATCAATATATCAACTCCTTGTTTTAATTTAAGTTTCAATTTAAGTTTTAACTTGCTGATTTGAGTTAATCTACGCAAAATTTCACTTATCCATCATCGATTTTCCATTGTGAATCCCAGTAAAGTCAATGATCACAGAGTTGACCGGTAATTGATGAATTAACTTGCCGTTAACTTGCTGCATAAAAAGACCCGGGGCCCGAAGGACACCCGAGTACGTTCACTGTTATGTTATAATCTCCTTACAGACTGTGCCATCAGTCGAGTACATGAAAGGAGATTTATAAACATATGACTAATAATGAAAAACGTGCTCACGATCTTGCTATCGCAATGATTCCAATTGAACATGAAAATTTTAAAACTCGTATCTTCAACGAAAGTATCAGTGAAGATGATCGTTTTGATGTGTTCAAAGAATATTTGCGGTATTATAACGCAGCACTTGAAGCATTTAATCGCCAATTTCCTGAGAATTAATAGCAATTCGTGGATCGAACTCCAGGTATCTTCTTATATCCTGGAGTTCTTTCCCTATATTGTGATCATCAACCCACTTTTCTGGGCTCCATTCTGTATCGGCTGTTATAACCGGCGTTTTATGACTGCTGATACTGATCGTGACTTTTAGTTCCGTCTGGAACTTACTGATATCCGCCAGCTTTTCTGCGTTATCTATTATAGACTGCCCGCAGGCTTTCAGCTGTTCTGTCCAGCGCTGCGTTCCTTCAATTACGTTGACATCTACAGATTTCATTTCGTTCCTCCTTACAACAAGTATAAAAATAACACGCATTGCTACGTGCTATCGAGTATTACTGCATATTCTTTATTTATTCTACTGTCACATTTGGTGTAAACCGAACTTCATCATTGCATTTATCACATAAAAACGAATGCGCGGTCTTGCAATCTGCTCCAACTGGTCTGTAAACTCCCTTGCCACACTTCATGCACATTATTTTTGTGCCGGCCCGTAACTCTTTAGAAATATCTTTATCAATACGGCTTCCCATTAAAATAGCCTCCTTTTTTCCATTTAAAATCACCATAGGCATCCTTTACAACACTTATAACATATCGCATATCTTTAATGGTCAGTGAATCAATGTTTCGCATCTGTCTGAGCTCATTCATGTAGCACAATACTTCTGCTCTCTGACATCCACCTGTGTCGTAATAATGGTGAGTCAATTCATGCACGACAGCAGCTGCTGCATAACGCTCATTTGCATTGTTCAAAACATGCAGCTTCATGAAATCGCCTTGACTGTATGCTCGATCTCCGCTGGGTTCTGGACGATAACTCAGCTCAAAGTGCAATCCCTTCTCCTCCATATACTGAATCGCCCGCTTCCCAATCCTAGTCTTGTTTAACTCGTCGAAGATGCCCTCCGCTCGTATATCGCTATTGGCCGGAAGACTCGAATATGTAAATACTGTGTTTGCTTTCGCTTTATTTATTATACCACGCTTTTTAGTATTTGTGCTGGTTTTCTCATCCCATTCCTTAAAGCTCATCCCGTGCTCACTATAACCATCCAACCACTTCTCATAAGCGTTCAGATCCACATAAGCTGCAGTTGCACAATGACAAGAAGGATGCATCGGCGGTGCATTTTCTCCTGGCATCCCGTCATCGATCTTGAAGATCTTGCCATCCAGTGCTTTACAGTTCGCACATACATCCCTGTTATGGCATGCCATATATTCATATTCCTCAAAGCCGTTTTCCTTGTAGGACTGCAGCTGGGCTTCCGTCTGCACCCTGGCAAGCTCCGTCCGCATCAGCCTCTCGGAATTGTAAATGGACACATCAAACGTCTTACGAAGCTCCCGGGCAAGTACCCGTGGATTCTTCCCTTGAACCATTCCCCTCGTCAGCAGCTTTCCCAGCTCATTCCTAAGAAGATCCTGATGCATCCAGATCCGCTCGGAATACTTTGCATTATGAAACGAAGCGGTTACAATTGCAGCCGCCTTTCCGGCCACGTCATCCGGAACAGACGATCCCAAGATTCCGGCCTGCCGTTCAAACTCATCCAGCGTCCGATCCGTCAGGATCTGTTCATAAAACTGCTGCAGCTCATCAAAAGCACTGACAAGTTCAAGTCCGATGCTCGCCTTTAAAAGCTCTAACCGGTTGACCTTCATAGTGAGATTGTACAGCTTCATTTCTTCATTGGCCTGCTTGGAGAAGTTCTTCTCCTTGACGTACTTTTTCGCCTTCCGGGAGTATTCCTCCATATCAAGCTTGGATGCCCGCTTCTTAGCCTGGGCAATAGTTATACCCTCGTCCTTGGCGTATTTTGCATAGAACGAATCTATTTCCTTCTGGATCTGATCCATGGCAAAATTATAGGTCTGCTGGATCTCTTTCGCATACTCCGCTTCAGACTTGAGGTTCTTTCGCAAATTTTCCTGTTCCCGCTTTTTCCAGTATTCACTATTCGATGCCATCGCCGTCACCGCCGAACATGTCCCTCATCACAGGATCCTTTTTCTGTTCCTCTGCTTCCTCCTGCAGCCGTTCCTGCTCAGTCTTGATATTCTCAACAAACGACGCCAGCTCCAGGAGCGTTTCCTGGCTGAACTCGGCTCCAGCATCCACCAGAGCTTTCAGTTCCTCCAGCACTGCCTTTGGTAGATTCGGGGTAAAGGTTACCGTGAAATTCCCCAAATCGTCGTTACTGGCTTCGTTGACAAATTTTTTGATATTCAGCAGCAGCCGGTACCGTCTCACAAGACCCTTCTTGAATCCCCTCTGACTGTCCTTTGCAGTCTGCTGGAATCCGAACAGCTTATATTTCATAGCTTCTCCGGACTGATTCCCGGAAAAGGACTCATCGGTCAGGTCTGGCACAAAGGAGATCTTGTGAATATCGCCTTGCAGCCGCTCCTTGTAGGCTTCCGTTCCGCTGACGTCATACTGCTTGTAGATGTACTTGGCGTCAGTCTGCGACTTGCTGCCGTCAGGATTGACACCGTTGGCAAGCAGCAGCAGGTTTGCCTTCTTCATTTCGACAACTTCTTTTACCGTGTACTTTGACAGATCCAGATCACCGGAAACGACCAGCGTAGCCTCATTCAGATCCGTCATGTAGTTCGAGGTATCAGATTGTGCAGCATCGTAAAGATCGATCAGAGGAATCACATCCTCGAATCCGCTCTGCCGGTATCGATCCGGGGAGTACTCCGTGATCGGAACTTCTCCCCAGTAATGCCGCTCTCTTTTCTCCTCTACCAGTTTCAGCGCTGCCATAGTGGTCGGCCGATATGTGATGATTTCCTTGTCCGTGTAAACACTGACCGTCACTTCCTCCCGGATGCCGATCCGGCATCTTGGGTATCGCACTGCAAAGAGCGGGGTTCGCTCTACATCCAGACCATAGCAAACAAACGTCTCGAAGGCGTTACTGATCACCGATCGATCTTCGTCGGCTCTGTTTCTGTACTGCAGCTCATATGCCCTGCCGTACTTTTTGAAGTCCCGCCAAAGTTCCGAATCCAGAGATTCTACGTCATTGAGTTTGTCATACTCGGTGACCATCTCGTTGATTTTCTCATTATCACTGGATTTCTTGATCGGAATTCCGGTGTTATAACCTACATCAAACACATTGATGATCTTTGCAAAATTGTGGGCTGCACGGTGATCTGCCTTACCTTCTTCGACCCGCCGATTCTCATCGTTATAGATCCCGGTGTTTCTCGCCTTCATATAATCATCCAGTGCAGCAAGTCGCGGACACTGTTTTTCGTAGTGATCCCGGATCATCTCCTGTAGCTTCTTCACATCTGACAGGATCTCATCTGCCGTGTGAGCCCGGTACGAAAAGTTTGCTTCTGGTCCGTAGAGCTGCTGAAAGCTTTTAGACACGTTATATGGGCGGCGATCTTCGCCATGTTCAAATTCATTTACTTTATCCATACTAAATCATTCCTTTCAGTTTCTTCGCTTGATCCATCTGCTTGTCCGGCTCTGGATTGGTGCTGACAGTCATATCTGAGTAGATCCCGTACCGGATCGCACACAGCACGTCATCCATTTCCTTTAGCGGCTCGGCCGAGTTCTTCTTCCAGATGTACTTGAAGATCTCTTCCCGAAATCTCGGGCACTCATCGTACACGATCAGAAACAGATCATTCTGCATCAGCGTGGCCACAGCCTCGATCCCGGAAAGCACTCTGTTGTTTCCGAAATAAGCCCGGATGCCAGCCTTTTGAAAAGCCGCAATGTGCTCCGGTCTTGCCGGGTCACAATAAAAAGGGATATTACCGTATCTGGCAATCATCCCCTTTGCAGCTTCTATCCATCTATTTATGTATCTATGCTTTGTTGCATCCTCCTCGATCACGCAGTAGCTTCTCCCTTTTACTCCGATCGCAACGATTGCTCCGTAGTGCTCCCACCCCCAGTCAACACCGGCGATGATCCGATCGAAGTTGATCTGCCGTGCCTGATCAGCGGTGATGGAGTGCTTCTGCCGATCAAACTGCGGATAAACAACCCCGTCTCCGGAAACCCACAGGCCTTTAACACCCCGATCATAAAACATTCCCTTCGGGGTCGTCGCTTTGATCTCACGGACATACCTTTCATCCAGGAAGGTATTGTCATCCAGGGAAAAGTGATTGCTCAAGATCCCGGATGCTCCCGACTTGATATAGTCTTTCAGCAGCCAATGCTCCGGATGATCCGGGTTGGTATCTGCGATGATCCTTGCACCCTTACCGCTGCATCTTGCTTTGATCTCATCGAAGACTTCCTGATTTGCAAGCGACGCCTCGTTAATGTATGCTCCGAATGCTGTCATGCCTCTGATCCGGCCAAGACCTGATATGGACCCGTGTGAGGTCTGGATCACCTTCACGCCGAACAGGTTGAAGTTATTATATTTATCAAACTTGAACTCGAAGCCGTATTTGTTGGACAGCTCTGTTAAGATATTATCCTGAATATTTCCCAGCGAATACCCCGCCAGGATATACTGCGGCGTATCGATCCCCAGCTGATCTGCCGTCTGGCGAACCTTCCGAAGCTCTGCTAGGAACAGATCATTATCAAGCTGGGTCTTTCCGGATCGCTTGGCTCCGTGATTTATAAGCATGAACCAGTCAGTGTTTCGGCAGGCTTTTAAGATCTCTATCTGCTTCGGTGTGTAAATCTTACTCAGCATCGAGCTCAGCCCCTATCGCATCAAAGAGCTTGGCGACCTTATCCTCCGTGGATGCCTGCTCACCGCCCTTGATTCTTTCTGTATCTGCCTTGATCCGCTCGATCCGGGCACGCTGCTCTTCTGTCGCCAGCTCCCAGTTCTTATGCAGCAGATCGTCGTACTTGTTGATCATACTCTCCAGCGTCTTCTGCGCCCTTGCCTGAGCCTGCAGGAAATTCCCGTGCTTGTCCCAGGCTTGCTGAACTTCCCATCTTTCTCCGCACACATTGCCGTCTTTTTCCTCGATCCGTTCGATGGTCTTATCCTCTTTGTCCTTAACATACATAATTTTCTGCGCCCGGATGATCGCAGCATAGGCGATCTGGATCTGATCCCAGAGGATGTCAAGAGGATCCTTGGGCATTTCCTCGATAATAGAAACGGTCTCTTCCGGAAGATACTTCGAGAAGAAACCGTATTTTTCTGCTTTTTTGTTTCCGGGTGGTCCGCCTGAGCTGTTCTTGTTGCCCGGCTGAGCACCTCTTTTTGTGTGCATACTTTTTTCTGGCTTTGTGTGCGCACCTTTTTTGCCGTCCTTAGACCACTTGTACCGCGTCTTCCAGGACTTCACCGTATTGAGTGTCACGCCATATTTCTCGGCGATTTCCTTATATTTCATCCCGGCCATATAATCCTGCTCGGCCAGTTCGTAGTTCTTTAAATCCACATCACCACCTCTCATTCGTCGGTTTTGCACATACGAAAAAAGAACCCGGGGTGGGGTTCTTGCTTTGTTAATTTTTTCTCACCTCTGCATCTTCTAAAGAACTTTCAATTTCGCTAAAGACTTCGTTTACCTCTGCCGCTTCAATTCGCTTCAATGGTTTATTTTCAAGGAGATGGAACAATATCGTTTTTTCCCACATTTTTACCAATGCGAATTTTCTAAGAATCTTCCACTTAATGCCATTGTGATATTCCATTTTATACTTTTGTTTATTGATTCTTCTAATCAGTCTCTTTTCACATTTATGTGAGATTCGCTTAAAATCAACAATAAATATTGTACCTAATCTAGGCCAGTACTTTTCTTCAAACTGACTTGAAAACAATAGTAACTGCATTACATATCGGTCTAATAAAACAATATATAACGCAGTCTTGCAATCTATATATCGTTCATGTTTTTCGCGAAATTGCCTTATCGCTGTATGGAATTTCTGTAAACTCTCACTATCTCCCATTATTGCCGGGTAAAGAACATCACCGTCCACAGCTCTAAAATTAGGATCTTTAAATTTATCTTCTGCTTCAAAGATTTCTATAAAATTGAGTTCTTCCATAAGTTCCTGCGCCGACTCTAGGGCAGTTATCATTTTTCTTCCTATGCCATTTTCGGATTTCATAAGCTGCTCCTTTTTTAGCTTTTGAGTATAAAGCAAGTGAGATATTAAAGTACTCAATATCCCACTACCTAAAATTGCTGTAATTATTGTCCATTTAATATCCATAATGGCATATTCCTTTCTATTCAAACTCTATATGCCATCAGTTTACAACATTTGTAATGTTCTCTCAACCAAAAAACTCCCATCGTCCGGGGAGAGGGAGTTTTTGGTTGCAAAATATAAACAAAGGAGTACTAAGCATTGTCTCAACAAAGCCTTTTTTACTTGATATCATTATACATCAGAAAAAATGGGCATTGTGGGCAACTTGAATTTACTACAATTTTACTTTACGACATATTATTTTTAGCCTCTTTACGTTCCTTGTACATCTCGCCTATGACCTCATTTAGCTCTTCTTTAAAGTCATACATTAAGTTTGATAATAAATCTATTGCATCGTTATATGTTTCAGGGGCATTAGGACCTTCAACAAAACAATCCCTTAGAGCGTGCGCCATACTGCTTAATCCATCAGCTCTGACACTTAAATTTTCCAATCTAAAAAAACTTTTTGTTGCCATTTTACGCCACCTCCAGAAACTTGTTGATAAAATACTGCTGACCCTTACCTGTAACCTTAACCGTCTTACTTACTGAAGTATGTCCATCAGCATGAGTTATAACTGTTTCTTTAACTTCAAAGAGCCCTTTATCCATTGCTCTCTGCGTTGGCATATTCCAATCAGCACCTTTTCTTTTGATAAGATATCCATTCTCTCTTAACCACTGAAACAGCCTTTTTTGCCCTGTATCAACACCATTCTGTTTTATCAGTTTTGCTAAATCTCCAACGAGAATAGATGTTTTTGAAGCTGCTACGGCATCGGCAAATATAGTCTTTGGTCTATCTTTTTCAATTTTATCTTGTAATCTATTTCTTAAAGCTCTTTCGTCTTTTAATTCCTGAGCAAGACTGATAATTGTATCTGGATTAAGGAGTACTTCCTCTATCTTTTCAGGTGTCATGTATGTACCATGTTTGCGGATTGATGGAAGCACTTCACTTGTTACCCAGCGTTTAAACTGTTTTGCCTGTGGTAGTTTACTGGAGAGTATGAGACTGTATAAGCCTGATTCGTTGATAACGGTTTGATTTGGATTGCCTCTTTTTCCGTCGGAAATTGCTACGGTATTCTTGTCTTCATCATCAACATGGCTTCCTAAAGCATCTCTGGAATTTGTATATCCTAATATGTCGGCCACATCTTTGCCGACAAACCACGGCTCACCATTGTGTTCCATGACTCTAACTTCCCCAAACTGTTCGTTTTTAAAAACCTGTAAATTTTTCATATTTCCTCACTTTCTTTTGACACCCAGAAAGCGATTTGCTATAATCTATACAAGATCCTTTCTGGATTTGACTTTGAGTAACCAATCACTTTGGTCGGTGTGGTTACTCTTTTTCTTTTTGTAAGTCTTTTAGGATAAGATCGGTTACATAATCTTTGATAGTCGTATCTTCCTCAACTACCTTGATCCGCACCAGCTTATGCAATTCATCACTTACTTTCAAAGTTATCATTCCCATATGGGCCTCCTTTCTGTATTCAATTATAACCGCGAATAAATATATTGTCAACGATATATTTAATTCTATTAAACAATATTTCTTGCAAATCATAATAAATAATGTTATCGTTGATATGTAAATATATATTTATATTAACAATAGAAAGCAGGGATTTCTAATGAATAATAATTTTGCAACACGTATAAAAGGGCTCCGATTGAGCTTAAAAGCTACTCAAAACGCATTTGCAGAGAAAATCGGAACGACTCAGGCCGCCCTATCTGCTTATGAACAGGGCGATCGTATGCCTTCTGTCGAGATCTTGACCTCAATTTCAGCAGCTTTCGATGTCTCTGTTGACTGGCTTCTCGGGCTTAGTGATATAAAAAATATTGATAATAAACCAGAAACTATGGGCGATATTTTGAAAATGCTCTTCAAAATTGGGAAGCATTGTAATCTTGATTTTTTTGAACATGTCGAGGAATTTGAAGATATTGACCCAACTACAGGATACCCTGATTCATATCAACGAACAGTTCATGAAATCGTATTCACAAATTATGAACTGAATTCTTTTATTGGCGAATGGCACAAAATGTATAACTTATTCAAGGATGGAACCATCGATGAAGAAGTTTATGCATTATGGATAGAAAAAACCATTCGCAAAGCTAACAACTACACCCCTAAAGGCTATAAATATCTTGATTCACTTCCCGATGATGATATGCCTTTCTAGCCACCCATTCAGGTGGCTTTTTTTGTGGCATCATCTGATAAAAAAGCTTCGCATTTTCTCGCAATAGTTCGACGATCGTAACCAAGAACAAAGCCGATTTCCTCCCAGCTTTTGCCCTGTCGGTACCGCATTCTCAAAATAATTCGCATTTCACTGTCGCTGATGTGATCCAGCCATTCTTCCATAGCATTTATTCGTTCGACTAAAATTTTCGTCTTTTCAGTGGCTTTTTTCTCCAAACGGATATATTCCTCCATGTCCACACCTTTTATCGGTATAACGTGCTTCTGCGTCCTCTCAGGGGTGCATCCAGTGACAGAGTCAACTACGATTTTCGGCTGCAAAGAAAAAATATCCCCTGCAAGAGTATTTATTTCAAGATACAAAGCTCTTAATTGTTCCAGTTCTTTTTTCGTCACTTTTTACTCCTTTGCCTTTTAAAACCTTTGATTCACCTTTCACTCATCCTCCAGGGTCTCCATCACAATATAGATCCCCGGGACCTTTGCCCAGAATTTTTCAACATGCTCGGATGCCACCTGAGCATCGTTTTTGAAAAATCCCAGATCCTCCATCACGTCTTTCAGCATCTTCTCCAGGTTATCCGTATCCGGCTTTGTCGCTTTATACTCACCGTCTCTATGCCGGCCGCGAATCGGAAAGCACCACTTCACCCCAAGCCACACGGGACCAGTAAAACTTTTTTGGGGAACATGCTTTGCCAAATGCGCCCGTAATTTTTCTCTTGCCTGTTTCAATTCGGCAGGTTCATACACGACCGGTTTTCCATTTCGAATCGTGATGGATTTTTCCTGCTGCGTAATCGTTGGCGGCAGCATCGCCATAAAAAATTCAATCCTCATAATTTTCTTCCCAGTCTTCGAGGGTCTGCTGAAGATAACTAACACCCTCATCACTGCATACAATCTCTTTACGATCCAGAACGAATTTGACTAAGTAATTCTTTTCCCCAGTTTTTGAGTCGAAAATCTTTCTGCCAAACTGAAGCTTGCCTGCCTTTTCATAACAGCGCATGAAGCTATTTCCAAACTCAATAATTTCTCCCTCTTCGTTTTCCCAATACTTGTTTTTCTTTTCTTTTTCGTTTTTCATTTCTCCCTCACACTTCCGGCACAGTCAACAGGTCAAGAGGTTTTGCCCGCCCCTTTCAGCGGGACAAAACCCTTTCTTGACTTACGTCTACTGTATACCTGATTGTAATCATAATGTACTACTACGGGCGCGTGATATGATCTATATATATAATATATAGGATTCACGGACAGGGACATTGTCGGTTTTTTGTCCCGATTTCCCTGTATTCGGACAGGGACAAAGTCGAGATTTTGTCCCTTTTTCCCTAGGGACGGACAGGGACATTTTTCGAATTTGTCCCTCACCCTTTTTCCGTAACTTGTCCATTTTTCACCTCAAAATTTCCATGTTCTTTCAGCTTTCTCCGCACTGTTTTTTCGCTGACTCCCATATACTCTGATAATGATTTCACTGTAATTATTTCATCAATTTTACATGCTTCAAAAGCAGTTTCTATTGCCTTTTTTGCTTCAACCAATCTCTCTTCCGGCGTCTTTTTCTTCTTAAAATTTCGTTTCCAGCTCACCTGATCGCCGTCCGGCTGAACGTCCTGAAGCACCCCGCTCTGATCTAAAGAATGAGCCGGATAATCAAACCACAGATTCACCGGAGCAAACTTCGGAAACTCTCTGAGCGTCCCCTCGATTCGCCACGCGGTGAGGCTCTCTGCTCGCTTCTCAGCCATTCTTACAGCGGCTTCCGCCTCCCGTGCCTGTATGCCCTCTAAATGGCTGTCACAGGCTTTTTTCATCTGCACAGCGCTGCACATATCATCCTGGGACACATGATCTTCCCAGCTGTCCGAATACTTATCCAGCGTATCGATACACGCTCTACAGGAAAACTCGTTCTTTTTCTGCGCAAGGAGCTCCTCGCCGATCTCAAGCTCGATCAGATCCAGCAGAGCATCCGGGTCCCTTGCGAATACCCCGGAGCCCGATGCACGGTCCATGGAGCGCTTCTGCCCCTGGCCGCCCTTGCTGTGATGGTGGCAGTAGATCACCGCTGCGCCCAGGTCACTGCATACGATATCGAACTGGTTGCAGAAATGTGCCATCTGATCGGCACTGTTTTCATCTCCGGTGATAACCTTATAGATCGGATCGATAATGATCGCGATGTAGTCTTTCTTGGCCGCCCGGCGAATAAGCTTTGGCGCCAGCCTGTCCATGGGCACGCTCTTTCCTCTCAGATTCCAAATATCGATATTATTAAGGTTTGCCGGCTTGATGTGCATGCTCTCATACACGTCCTTGAAACGATGCAGACAGCTCGCTCTGTCCAGCTCCAGATTAACATACATCACCTTGCCTTTTGCACAATTCCACTGCAGCCACTTCTTACCCTCTGCGATCGCTATGCAAAGTTCGATAAGCGCATAGGACTTTCCGGCCTTCGACGGACCTGCAAGCAGCATTTTATGCCCCTGCCGAAGCACGCCGTCAATGAGCGGCGGTGAAAGTGCCGGCAGATCATCCCAGGTATCAAGGAGACTCTCTGGATCCGGAAGATCGTCATTGACGCTTTCGATCCATTCTCTCCATTCCTCCCAGGACTCTTTTCCGATATTAGTCTCTACGAGAAACTGCTTTCTGCCGTTTCGAATGATTCCCGGCATCCGGGAAAGCCTCGAAGGATTCCTGTTCTGGCTGTCTATTTTCAGCCCGTTTTTTCTGCAGACCTCATAAAGATAATCAACGCGCTTTCTGTACTCCTCGTAGCTTCTGGCATCCACCTTTACGATGGCATGCAGGCTTTTCTTACCGCTGTAGACAAGGCACGCAACTGGAAGATCCAGCTCTCTGATGATGGCGTTCTGCTCTTCGATCTCCATATTGTCGGACTCGACCAGGGCAAAGCGGTAATCAGTGACATTCTCATTTTTCACGCCGCGACCATCCAGCGGATTGAACCGGATCCATGCACCGGCAGCTTCCTTATAGTCGCCGATCACTGCTCCTATGTCATTCTTATTTTTCCCCAGAAGTTCGATCAGCTCGCCAGCTGTCCGGTCATATGCTCCCTTGCTCGGAAGATACTTTCCGTCCTTTTCCCAGCAGCTGGTCACATATCCGACGTTTTCATCGCTATTAAAAAGCGTTTCCAGATATTTGATCAGTTCCCCTGCAGGATCCCAGTCAGCGCCCGGCTCATGGATTTCTTTTCCTTCCAGCCATTCTTTTTCGACAACGACCAGCTCATCCTTGGTGCTGATCTCGGCGTCCCAGTCAAGCTCCATCCCCGGATCCGGCTTCCAGCCTCTATCCTTTGCCATCTGCACGATAGTGCCGGCAGTAACCCTGGTTCCGGCCATCCCATGGAAGCTGTCCCATTTTTTCTGACACTCTCCATTATGGTAGCGTTCCCGGTCAGCTCTGCTCCAGCTGTCCCAGTCAGCTGCCGTATAACCGTCTTCTTTTAGACCCATTCCTACCGCAAGCCATTCCTCATAAGAAAGATCTCTAGGGTCTATATATTGAATTAAATCTACCAGGCTATATTTTTCCATGCCGTTTCTCCTTCAGTTTTTGGCGGTATATAAGTGTGTGGATCAATGGAGTTTGGAACTCTCCAGCCGTTTCCTGCGATCCGGTCGATCAGATGCTTAGCTGCAGTAAATTCCCACGTCCCAACATGCTGAAAGCCTCTTCCTTCCAGGAAGCGGATCTGCTTTGGCGTCGTAAGTCCTGCTTTTTTTCTGGCATCGAGCCTGTTAAGAAGCTTTGACGCCTTCCCTGCATTATCGATCTCATCCGGATAGATTCCGAGTTTTTCTAAGGCTTTTGTCTGCTTTTCAGATGGCGGCGCCATCTCCCAGCCAAAAGCCGGCACGTACCCGGACAGATCTTCTGCCTGGATGCTCATCTCAAACTGCAACGGATCTACAAGTTTTCTTTTGCGGGTCCTCATCTGCTGCAGCTGCTTAGCCAGTGATTCTTCACGCTGCGCTACTACATCTTCTGCAGCCTGCGCTTCTGCCTCTTCGATATCTACAGGCGCCGGTGCATCCTTGATGTTTTCAGTCATCTGCTTTGCTACTTCTTCATTTTCACAGATCAGGTGTGCCGGATGACAAAGTTCATGCCGCTCGGTATGCCACAGAAAATCCAGAAGCAGAAGCTCTGTTTTTCCGGTCTGCGGGGAAAGACGTGTACCGCGTCCTACCATCTGGCAGTAAAGACTACGCACCTTTGTCGGCCGGAGCACCACCACACAATCTACGGATGGACAGTCCCAGCCTTCCGTAAGTAGCATGCTGTTACAGAGGACGTTGTATTTTCCATCATCAAAATCCTGCAGCACCTGCGCCCGGTCCATACTCTCACCATTTACCTCTGCAGCGGCGAAGCCTGCCTTATTGAGCATCTCACAGAACTTCTGGCTTGTTTTGATCAGCGGCAGGAACACGACAGTCTTTCGATCATGACAAACTTTTCCCATCTCTTCTGCAATTTGCTCCAGATATGGATCTAAGGCAGTGCTGATATCGCCTGCCTTAAAGTCTCCCGCCTGCATACTTACCGAAGATAGATCTAGCTTTAACGGTATCGTCTGCGCTTTGATCGGACAAAGATATCCTTCCTTGATCGCCTTTGGCAGCGTGTATTCATATGCCAGACTCTCAAAATAGCTTCCAAGGTTCTTCATATCACCCCGATCCGGCGTTGCCGTCACGCCCAGGACCTTTGCCCCGGAGAAATGCGAAAGCACTTTCTGATAGCTGTCTGAGATGCAGTGGTGCGCTTCATCCACGATGATCGTATCGAAGTAATCCGGATCAAACTGCTTTAAGCGCTTTTCTCTCATGAGAGTCTGCACAGATCCGACCGTTACCCGAAACCAGCTGCCAATGCAGGTCTGTTCCGCTTTTTCGGTGGAACAGTGAAGTCCGGTCGCCGACGCCAGCTTGTCTGCAGCCTGATCTAGAAGCTCGCCCCGGTGAGCAAGAATAAGCGCCCTGCCGCCAGCTCTCACCCGATCTTCTACGATCTTGGAGAAAACGATCGTCTTGCCAGTCCCCGTTGGGAGCACTAGCAAAGTGCGATCGATATCTTCCCATTGCTCATGAACAGCCTGCCGGGCTTTCTGCTGGTACGGTCTCATTTCCATAGCCATTTAGAATTTCCCCTGTTCAAATGACATCTGTGCCTGCTGCGGCTGCGGTGCCGGCTGGCTGGATACCGGCTCATAGAATTTCTTGATTTCATTGTATGTTTTACCGTTATACTCTCTGGTTCCGACTCTGCATCTTCCTCGGGATCCCGGGACCATCGCCCAGTTCATTTTCAGCTTCTCACCTTTTTTACGCTGCCCTATTCCTGTAAAGAACGCACACAGCATTCCTTCTACCTTAGTGTGTAAGAACAGCTGGTGCCGGATGATCGTTATTCCTTCATGTCCACTTGCATCTTTTCCTTTAATTCTGATGTGTACAATCGCTTTGTTGCACGGCGGCAACTTTTCACTGCCTTCATGCCGTGCACGTTCAAAATCAACTACCTCAAAGTCATAATCTCCTTCCGGGAGCGTTATGTAATCGGGACCATCCTTTTCGATTTCATCATCCCAGCCAAACTCTCTGTCATCGAAGCTGTCTGCGCTTCCGTTCGGCACGAATCCTTCTGGTACATTTCCGTAACTCATATCTTATTCCTCCTTAAAATGGTATTTCCTCATCTAAAATAGCTTTATGAACCTGATCCCAGGCTCCCACCAGCACACCTTTGATAAAATCATCCGGATAATTCTCGATCGGTGTCTTCGCCGGGAAATATCCTTTTTTTGCAACGATATCCTGAATCTGATTCCTTGTAACCTGATGAGCATTCATAAGGTCATAAAGCTGCGTTTTGGCAGAGCCATCAGAAGCCGGCACCGGATCAGTCTGTGGCGTTTGCGACTCTGGCTGACTTACCGCTGCAGGTTCATTCATAGCCTGCGCTGCTGCCGGATCTTCTACTGGTGGGGCAGGTTCCGGTATTTCTGGTCTTCCTACCGATTTATCCGGGATGGCTGCTGCGATCACAGAGTAATCGAACTCGGCCTTTTCCGGAAAGCCCTTTCGATTCTTGGCGTCCCAGCACGGATGGTGTACTGTGTGCATCACCCTGCGGCCGCCTTTTGCCTTGGCTTTTTTCATATCCCCAGAGCCTTCCTTAACGACAAAGGTCTCATAATTTGCAAAGAGCACCATATCCGCCCATTCTTTCAGCAGCGGTCCGTCTTTTTTCTGCAGCTTCAGCTCCCAGCGATCATAAGCGCCTGATTCATCCGGCTGCTCAAACTTTCGCATTGTCGCGTGCGCCGTAAACACGACGTTGATTCCAAGATCAATGAGATCCGACAGCCGGTTTAAGAATCGTCCAAACTCTTCTTCCAGATACACGTAACCTTTCCCGTATCCAAAGCCTTCGATTCCGGATACCTGATTTTTTTCGCACAGATTATTGATGCAAAGTCTTTCTGCCCAGTCTGCAGTATCGATGATCAGCGAGCTGCAAATATCCGGATTTGCTTTCACCTGATCAATTTCCCACATAAGATATTGCCAGCTGGTAGGTGCCGGCAGTCTCCTGACGTCAAGCTCTCCTGTAGAACCTTCCGTATCGATAAAAAGAGGATTCGGAAAGTGCGCTGCAAAAGTCGATTTGCCGATCCCCTCCGGTCCGTAGATCACGACCTTCTGGGCTTTGTTATTGATCTTTCCTGATGTGATCTCAACATTCAGCATTAAAATTCACCTGCTTTCCATGATGGCGCCAGCACTTCCGGTTCATTCGGCTTGCTGTAGCCATCTTCAATGATTATGGAGCACTCGTCGCCAGTAGAAACTCTCGTTGCGATCACCTGCAGGTTTTCCTGCTGAAGCCATACTCCAAACTCATTTAACGTATCCATATCCATCTGTTCCAGCTTATCCAGAAGCACAAAACCGCATTTCGGATTCAGCTTTCTGACGATAGCCACTCCAACCTTCATCTGATCTGCTCCGGAGAGGTTGTCCCACTTGAATCCTTTATATGTGAGCTCACCATCTTCTACCGACAAACCTTCGAGCGGGAGATTAGATCCTTTCAGAAGATCCGTACGTTCGCTGCGAACCTCTTCCAGCAGCTCTGAATACTCATCGTATTTCTGGGTGTATTCCTGAGCTTCTGTTTCCGCCTTTTCCTTATCCAGATTTACTCTGACTTTCCGGTTGATTTCTTCGATGTCCGAGATGTTCTTTTCGAGTTCTGCTGTAGATTCGTCATGCAGATCCGCAGCATCCATTCTGGCGATATCGAGATCCTTTTTTACTTTTGCCTGCTCCATTACTAGCTGATCGATCTGTTTCTGCAACTGACTGCTATGAGCCTCAAGCTCCGCCAGCTGATTTCTCTTTTTTTGATTCTCTCCGTTTCTGGCCAGAATCTCCTGTTGCTGCCTGATCAGCTCTGATGCAGATATCAGTTCGCTTGGAGCCTCCGGAAAAACGGGAAGTTCCGCTGCGTATTTTTTCTTCTGATCACCGATCTGACCAATTGTACGGCGCTGGTTATAAAGTTCTTTTTCCTTCTGGTCCAGCTCATAGAGCTTGTCCCCCACTCCGATCACCTGCAGAAGCGTATTCGCTTTTTCCTTGTTATTGCCATTCATGAATTTAGGCAGATCCAGCGCAAACTGACTGATAAATTCATTCAGCAACTGCTGTCCTGCTCGATTACCGGAAGGATCGATCACTTTAAGATCTGAATTTTTTCCTTTCCTCTCAACCACCAGCCCGTTAGAAAGCGTGATTTTTCCATATGGCGGTGTTACAGAGCCTTCCCGATGCGGTTCACTCGGCCGGTAGCGATCACCGCCAAGAATCCACATGATGGCATCCAGTACCGATGTTTTACCCTGATTATTCTTACCTCCCACGATCGTTAGCCCCGACGACGTTGGCGTGATCTGAACAGCTTTGATCCGTTTGATGTTCTCAAGTTCAAGGCTTGTGATTTTGGTTTCTATTGACATTTTTCCCTCCTGTGTTATCCTATAATTGATATTTGAGTTGTGCGTCCCTTACGCAGTAGCGTTTTACAGGGACGCTTTTCATTTCTTTACAACTGGGATCACATGCTCCTCATAATTCTTTACACCTTCAAGGGCATCAGGGCTTACTGCATATCTTCCCATTGAAGCGAGCCACTGATTTGCCTTTTCTTCACCCCAGTGCTTCACCATTGCCTGGTAATGAGTCGCCATCAGCAGTGTTATTTCTGCCGAAAGTTCTTCCAGCTCACCGAACATTGTGACCTCATGATTCTCTACCTTGATCATTTTTTCTTCACCACCTTTACGCTGCAGGCATGACACTCTGCCTTTATGATTTCTTCCCGATCAATCACCGAAGCGATCCCGCTGCAGCACGGACAAACGAACTCCTGATACTTCCAGGGAGTATCCAGCCTGTTCAGTGCTGCGGTGATCAACGCTTCCTTTCGCTCTTTTCTTGTTAATTTTTCTTCTGGCATTTCCGCCCTCCTTCCTTTAACGGTATGACAGCTGCCGCAATCACTGGCAGCGCCCATTCAGGTCCGATCCCGAACTCGCCACGCTTCACGTATGCAGCTACGACAACCAGGATCCCGAAGATCACAATAATGAATACTGCTGTTTTAGGTTTCATTGTTTGAACTTCCTTTCTGAGCTGCCATACGTCTTTCATATGCTTCCGCTTCGGCTTTTTCCTCAACATACTGCTGCAGCTTCGTGATCGGCACTTTCCAGTTGCATCCTACTCTGTATGCAGGGATTTCTCCCCGTTCAATCAGTGGATACACAACGTGCACTCCCGTCCGGAGCATTTCTGCTGCTTCAATAGCCGATACAACGAGCGGCTCTATAGACTTTGCTTTCATAACGACTCTCCTTTCTTTATCCCGCATATGGTTCTGGTTGCTTCTCCATAGGCTTCCATCTTGTTAATCGTTTCATTTGACACCTCACTTTCTTGTCTCGTCCTTCGCGCCGTGATAAAATAGGATCGAAAGGACGGTGATTGTGTGAAAACTAGAAAAAGAACATTTTTTGCGGGCAGCTCTACCTTGGAATTCGAATCCGAACTTCCACTAGAATGTCCCCATTGCGGAGCATATGGTGTGCCAGACATTGTCACATCAACTCATGTGGTCTACGGGCTTAGCGTTTACCACATGCTGATATTGGAACATAACTGCTGTGATAAAATATCTCAGGCCATTTACCGTGTAAAGGATGAATCCGGCGAATTACTTTCATTGTTACCGCAAATTATAAAGCGAGGGGATTTCCCAGATTCCATAAAGAAAATCTCGCCACATTTTATCGAACTTTACAATCAATGCTATGAAGCTGAACAACGTGGTTTCCTTGAACTTGCCGGATCTGGATATCGTAATGCTCTTGAAGTTCTAATTAAGGACTATGCAATTTCTGTACTACACGAGCCTGAAAAAGAAGTAATCAGCTGTTCACTTTCAAAAGCAATCCAAAAATATCTTTCCGAGGTCAAGTTATCTCAATCAGCCGATGTGGTTCGTATTCTGGGTAATGATCACACTCACTACGAACGCAAATACGATGACATTGACTTCCAGATCCTAAAAAAATATCTGAAAATCTTTGTTGACAGCATTGACTGTGAATATTTGATCCGAAACCCTATAGTAAAGACCAATCCTAACCTTCCTCAGGAATAAGATCATTAAGCAGATCGCGTTCTGCTAGCAAATTTCCATCAAGATCCCAGTACTGGATAACCTTTCGTACTGGGTCTTCTTTTGTTCCTGTTCCGATTTTCGCCTCAACCTGAATTACAGAAACTACTTTGGCTTTTTTCACACTATTACTTCCTGTCAGGTTCTCCACCTCCTCTCCTTAACCTTTTCGCCTTAAATCCTGTCATGGTTTCAAAGCATTTTTTATGGTAAAATAATTACACTAGCCTACGGAGGTCTCCACTATGATTTATCCCGAGTACAAAATGCTCAAAGCAATTCGTAAAATATCATCCGGTCAAAATTCCTGGATTACCGTGTGTTACAAAGATTTCACACTTACATCACAAACGATTAAGTTTTATGGCAGTAGCCTTGTACCCTTTGATGGTCTCCTTGACTCTCTTTGTGATAAAGGGTACATAGAATATGTTGACGATAAAAAATTCATCTTGAAACTTACCACTAAAGGTCTGCATCTACGAAAATATTGGCTTGATCTTATCATCAGCAATTTCTTTCGTTCAGTGTTCCTCCCCATTGCAGTGTCTATAATTACCACCCTTATTACCTTATGGCTAACAAAGTTGTTATAAGGCTTGTTAGGATACTTACAAGCACTATCCATATAAACTGGTTGCTTTTTTTCATTTTCTCCCCTCCTTTAACCTTTTCAAAGTTAGCTTGTGTTGAATTTTATTCACCTTATCTCGCAAAAAAAATTTCATCCCTTTCTTTTACCGACAATCTTAACACATCTGAAATGCTTAAAATTTCCGATGCCTTAAAATCAACAGTTCCATTAAGCTTATTGTATAGTGTTTCTCTCGATACCCCCGTTTTCTCAGCAATAGAAACTACGGTCATTCCAGAGTCCTTGATTCTATTATTGAGCAGATCTAACTTTACCAAATTATCTTCACCTCCTTTGTTGAATTTTATTCACATTCATACTATAACATCGTTGTGAATTTGTGTCAACATTTTTTCACAATTATGTTGAAATATTTTCACACACGTGCTATATTGTATTCGAAAGGTTGGTACTGAAATGATAGACTTATATAGAAATATCAAACAACTACGTGAAGATAAAGGCCTGTCACAGGATGAACTTGCAAAAAAGACAGGATATACAAGCAGATCCTCTATTGCGAAAATTGAAAAAGGTGAGGTTGATTTACCTCGAAGCAAAATCATCGCTTTTGCAGAAGCTTTAGATACAACACCCAGCTATTTAATGGGATGGTCAGACATGCCAAATAGTCCTGAAAATGAAGCAAAGCGGTTCGATAACATTTTTCCTGTTTCAATAAAGAAGTTCCCTCTTCTCGGAGAAATAGCTTGTGGCGAGCCAATTTTCGTCAATGAGGATCGCGAAAGCTACGTTTTGTCTGGGACGGATATCAATGCTGACTTTTGCCTAAAAGCAAAGGGTGACAGCATGATAGGCGCCCGAATCTTCGACGGGGATGTTGTGTTTATAAAAAAAACTGAAATTGTGGACAATGGAGAAATCGCTGCAATCGTCATCGATGATGAAGTCCTACTGAAAAGGTTCTACTACTTTCCAGATGAAAGTCTTTTGACGCTGCAGTCCGAAAATCCCAAGTACCCACCTAAAAACTACACCAATGAACAGCTGAATCATATAAGAGTACTCGGGAAAGCCGTTGCATTTCAAAGTGATATTATATAACAACACTATATATAGGGGAAAAGGTGACATTTTATCACCGATTGCATACTATGTCAACAAAATTTTATAGATGTTCACATTTTTTTATCAAAGAATACTTGACAAACTCTTTGCGTATACTATAAAATGACACTAATTAGTGAATGGCTGCTGTGCGGCCGCAAAAGAGTCTTGGAACTTGTGTTCTGAGGCTCTTTTCGCTTTTAGGAGAAACTATGGAAAATATTATTTACACAACACCGGAAGAACAAATACAGAAACTAAAGTCTCAAAATCTCATTATTGATGATGAAGAAAAAGCAACTGCAGCTCTTTATGCATATGGGTACTCTAATTTAATTAAAAGTTACCGAGAGCCATATATTATCAGATCAGACAACGCTACACTCTATCGTTCGGGAGTTACTTTTGACCAAGTCTATTCTTTATATATGCTGGACAAGAATTTGCGTAATGCAGTTATTGCAGCAATGCTTGACTTAGAAGAACATATTAAAGAACAAGCTTCAGATGTCGTTGCGAATTCATTTGGAATCCATCCAGACGAATATTTAAACTATAGGAATTACCGAAACAAACGAAAAAGAAGAAAGCAATTCACACTCTCCAGTATATTAACAACCATGCGCAATGCTTTAGATACTGACAAGGATCCTATTCACCACTATAACACGGTACATGAAATAGTTCCTCCTTGGATCTTATTTAAGAGTATCTACTTTAGCACCATCATCAATTATATTGATCAGTTCAGAATAAAAGAGCAAATTCAAATGGCACACAAGCTATATGATATATCAGCCTACAATATCACTGAACTACAGGCTGTTCAACTAATGATGGATACGCTTTACCTTGCTTCAGATTACAGAAACTTAGCTGCTCATGGTGGACGTATATATAATTACACAAGTAAAAACAGGCTGAGAATTGATGATATAATCAGTGATTGCGGACCACTGGCAAATGCTGGTTTTAATCAGTTACTAGTAGCCTTAGAGTTACTAAATTATAGCGGTCCCGCTAAGCACATAAGAAGCATTTTAAATAAGCAATTAAATCGTCACTGCAACATATATCCTCAAGATGCAACATATCTAGGACAGATATTAAATATTGATATCGTTCAAAAACGTGTTGTATTTACATCAGACCACAGCAATAAATTTCATAGGACACCTTATTGCAGCGGGATTAAAAATGCACAAAAGATAGATTATGATAAAGCAATATCTAAAGGATACATTCCCTGCAAACGTTGCATAAAAGACAAGTAAAAAACAAAAGCCCCACCGAAGTGAGGCTAATGCTATCAGGTTGCGATGATACAACCCGAAACTCGCAATTTCATTGTATCATCGTCACCCTGAAAAATCAATATTCAGGGTATTTTTATACCCATTTTTAAGGAGATGATACATAATGGCAACCAAGAAGAACACTGCGGTCCTCCGTGGTGACAAGGAATACAACTACTTCCGGATCACCCGAACCGTTGGTCATGAGTGGAAAGACGGCAAGAAGATCCCGATCAAGAAGCAGTTCTATGGTACCAGCAAGGGAGATGCGGAAAAACAGTTCCGTGCTTACCAGGAAGAGCAGCTGCAGAAAAAATATGAAAAGGAGCATGCTGCAGCTGAAGCCCAACGGAAGACCTTTGGAGAATATGCAGAAGAATATACCTACGAAGTCTTCATGAACAGCACTTATGCCAAAGGGACCAAGCGCCGATATGAACAAAGCTACCGGGTCCATGTGAAGGGATCCTGGATCACGTCTATACCGATCGGTGAAGTGGATGCGAAAACTCTGCAGGACTTCTATATATGGCTGCCTGTATCGAAACAAAACTTGGATTCCATAAATAAGTGGATGTCTGCATTCTATAAATGGCTTGCTCTGAATAATATTTCTGGAAATATCCTGAGTGCAGTCACCATGCCGGAGAAATATGACAACAAGAAAAAGGATGAGATCATAGTGTGGGAGCCGGACGAGATCCAAACCATTCTCACAAGCTCTGACGGTCACAGGCTGCGTTTCATGATGTTTCTGATGAATTACACCGGCCTTCGTATTTCCGAATGTCTGGGGCTTAAATACAGCGATATCAGATCTGGATTCGTGTGTGTGGATCGCCAATACTACCAGGGCGAGATCGTTCCACCAAAGCATAATTCCTACAGAAAGATCCCGGTTCACCCGGAGCTGGAAAAGGCGCTGCAGATCCATAAAGAACGATTCGAAGCTGAAGCCAGGCGCAACAAATACAAAACAGATTTTGTATTTACCAGTGATTCGGGAAAGCTCCTGGAGTATGGCAATACACGCAGATCATTGAACAGATATTATGCCGATATCAATGTTCCACAAAAGAGTCCGCACACCTACCGGGCCACATTCTGCACCGAGCTGTGCCGGGCAGGCGTGCCACTGGAAGTCGCATCTAAGCTCATGGGACACAAATCTATCGAGGTCACGGCCAAACATTACGCCCTGGTAAAGCAAGATGTACAGATTGCAGCCATAAATCGGCTTCCCGGCATAGACGTGAAATAATCGTGAAATATTGAGCCAACTTCCGCAAAACGTTGAAAATACTAGGGTCTGAACGACGCAAAGGCCGCAGGTTCGAATCCTGTCATCCCGACCAGTATCAACGATTGACCCATTGAAATTTCAACGTTTCAATGGGTTTTTTGTTGCTCGGGATATTACTGAATTTCATCTTATTTTGCCCTGTTTTACCTGTCTCTTTTCGGCAAAAGTTGTGAAAAAGTCGTGAAACTTTTTGGCAATATCTGTATTTAATATGACTTAGAGCATAAAAAAAAGGCGGGATTTCTCCCGCCCATCGATATTATTTATTCAGATCTTCCAGATCATCGATTCGATGATTTGCCACCTTGATTCGCTCGCCTTCCAGCTTTGCCTTTTCTTCCAGTCGATACACCCGGTCAATCAGGTTATTGTGCTTATTCACCTTCTCTTCCAGTTGCCCGATCCGGTAGTTGGTCAGCCGGGCGGATGCGATCACACCGATTGCAGATCCCAGCAGGCCGCCGCCGGATGCGATCATGGCTACAATTACCTCTGTCGTCATGCTGCCCTCCTACGAAATATAGACTTTGCCAGATTTCCGGGCGCACACATAGCCCGATGGGATCTGCAACCAGATATCAGATCCGACGACCCGAACAGACTTGCAGGTTACCCGCGTGCCGGATTTCAGCACGGCAGAACTGGACGATGTACAATGTGCCCTGGCATTCGCCGTCAGTGCGCTGCGCTTTTTCTTTGCGTAGTTCGTCCCCGGGCCAGTGCGAACATTCATATTTGCCCGCAGGGTATACGTGGATCCTACCCGGTAACCAGACGATCCGCCGGACGAAGAACCGCCAGAAGATGGTGCGGAATAATTCGCCAGCCATGCTTCAGGGTTCTGCCATTTCCAGCTGGACAGGCTACGAACGCCGATGTGTAAATGTACCCCGGTGGATGTTCCTGTAGATCCTGCAACGCCTACCTTGGTTCCACGGCTTACGGCCTGTCCCTGTTTTACAGAAATGCTGGACAGGTGGAAATATGCTACGCATACGCCATACCGTGCATATTTTACATACACATAGTTTCCGGCGGATTTGTCATACCCGCGTTTATATACTACGCCGGATTCTAGGGCGTGAACGGCCACCTTGCCACAGCCATAATCCACACCGTAATGGAACTTCTTAGTTTTCTTGGTTGGATGGACTCTCCATCCATAACCCGATGTACGGCGATGGCTTGCACCGCCGAAAATGATTTTCAAAGTAGATTCTGTGCTCATTATTTTTCGCTCCCTTCCTCAACCGGATCCGCCTCAAAGTCTTCCGCTTTGGAGCCGTCCCCATTAGTGATTGCCAGATCCTTTCCTTCCACATACTGCTTGAATACCTGATGCAGACCAGTGGATGCCGCGCCGGTGAACGCACCGATGATGATATTTTCCACGCTCATTCCTTCCAGCAACACATACACGATCGCACCGAGAATCACCATCACCAGCGGAATGATTTTGTTATCCGTTGGCAAAAACTTTTTCATCAACCATCCGACTACCAGACAGCCGACCAGCACATACACATTGATTGGAATCTGTGCGATGATTTCACTTAAATTAAACATTTTTCATACCTCACTTTCTGTACTAAAAAAACAGGGCGTATTCCCTGTTATAAACTGTTTATTTCCACTTACCAAATATATGAATTGTATAACCGAACGACCCCGCCTTTTGAGATCCAAGGGAGTCTAACTGTACTTTTTTAATTGCTGAATCCCATTTTGTTCCAGATTGATTTGGCGACATACCAAATCCGGTTTCAACTTGCGAATTGTAAAACATCCGTCCGCTACTAACCGAAAACGGAAGATTAACATGTACAGTGCAATGATACATGCCGTTCCATGTTTGAACATAGCTGGCAGTAGCAGTACCGCAGCCATATAACTCACAATATCCGGATGACCATTTTCTATAGAACCAAACTCCGGAGATTCCTTGTGATATTATGTAGTCAACCTTTGTTTTGGTGCACAACTTCTTTAAGATGGTGAATATTCTCATACGCACCACCCCATTTCTTTTATCTGCCGTAAAGAATTAATTCGGCCGTGTAACCAGTTGGTTGTTTGGATACCGATATGGCTGTTTTGCTTATATTCACATAAATTACAGAATTGTATGTCCCTACAAAATGTGTTTGAGCACTGCTTGTTAATGTCACCACAGGGATTAAAGTCTTGATACGAACTCCTCCAAAATATGTTACTAAAAGCAATTCGTTGTATTTGTCCGCATTGTATGAAATGGTTCCAGAGCTTTCTGCGATCTTTACCCATTTCTTTGTTTGCTTTGAGGACTTTAGATTTTTTATATCTGCGAAGGCTTTCTTTAAGAGATTGTACATAATCTATGCACCCCTCTCTTAAAAACCTTGTTAAGCAGTACCCCCCCCGATAATATTATTAAGTGAATCGGGAATAATAGGATCGATGCCTATAATTCGTTTAATACCGTAAGATTTATTGGGTGCTCCAGGCGTGTTGACATTTACCCATCCCCAATCTAATGTACACGAATCTCCGTTCAAAGATATAAGAAATGCTGTAGCGCCCATCCATGATGGATAATTAGCGTTCGCAGTACCAGTAAATACAGTATCACTACGCCTTATAGCAACACCACTAACCCCGCCCAAATCCAAGTCAACTTGAATGAGATTATATTTACTTATATCTTTTATAGTCTTGGTTCCGCTATCCCATGATGTACTAGAATCAAATAGTATTTTATTCTTCTTTTTGAAATAATCAAAAATAGCCTGTAGGCTGTTTCCGGCTTGCTTTAAAAGCAAATATATTTCTTGATCGTTCATACCGCTCCTTTCTCATGCGGTACGTTTCCAGAAGTATACGGTTATATATGGTTGAAGGTTGTTGTGAGCTTTGCTGCCGCCTTGATCACGTCCAGCTGGTTGTGCCTCATTTCCGTTATAAACGTTCCAACCTCTTGCTGATGATCCGTAGGCAGTTAATTTATCAGAGCTAAGATACTTAGCTGTATTTCCGCCCCATGCGGATCCTGTATTTGTGTACATATGACCCGGATGTGCGGGCATCTCCGATTCAGTTAATTTAACGGTTTTTTTACCGCCCGTTTTTTCAACAGCATCAAAGCTTGTATCAGAATCATCAACTCCAACCAAAGTTCTCCCATTAGCGAAACGTACCCATGTCTGATTCTTAAATAATTTGTTTGGATCATAGCTAGCATTAACCGTCGTAATGATATGACCCACTGGATAGATCCAGTCTATTAATCTAGCTACCACCCCCCAGCAAATTCATTAGTTCTTGATACTCCGCGTCAGTAATCGTGTAGTCAATATTACCTACCCAAAAGCCTTCATTTTGTGCTTCGCCAAATAAACGGACTCCTTTACCTCCAGCTAATCTACTAATCACTGGAGCTCCCGTAACAATCCGGTTTTCTATGCTACTGATCTTGTCCGTCAGTGTTGCAATAAATTCCCACGTTGATGTCGGATCAGTGCCGCTTACGATCGTTGACGCTTCAAAACTCCAGCTTGACGTTGTAAGCGTCAATGCTGTATAGGTCGCAGCATCTATAGCTTTATATTTCAAGATCAGCGATCTGCTGTTTTGCCCGGCTACCGAAGCCACCAGACCATTGATAATAACCTTCGTGTTTGTCCCGTTTGGATTGCGATTTCCGTTGGCATCACACGGGTAGTACGTCATATTCGTGATTGCCGGTGCCGAATAATCCACCACTGTAATTGTTTTGGTCAGTGTTCTGGTTCTACCCCTGCTGTCAGTTACCGTAGCAACGATGTCTACGCTCCCTGCCGTATTCAGTGCATTCGACTGAAATTCTTCCGACTGATACTTTACACCGTCCAGTGTTACCGCATAGGATTTGATCGTACTACCGTACACACCTGCAGCGTTGACCTTCACATTCAGCTGTGACAGCGACCGGACGAACCGATTTCCAAATGCCGTTGTGACGGCTGTAATGGCCTCGGATGCCGAAATGCTGCTGACTGTAGGGACAACACTATCAGGAACTGTTACTGTCAGATTCACAGATTTGCTCCCGATCGTCGTGCTGCCGGATTTAGTCGTTACCGTCACTGTTGCTGTTGCCGACGTCCCGGAAATAGCGTTGATCCATGTTTTCGGTATCGTGAACGCTGTCCCGGACGTTACTGCTTTGCTATATGATCCCAGACTTACCGTTATCGTATCCGTAAAGCTACTCGATTTTTTTGTTGCCGTAGCTATCACCGTAGTGGATTCGTCAGCTGGGACGCTTGATTTATTTACCGACAAATCGGACACTCTCGGAATTGTCGGCAATGTCAGAGAATTCGATGCTGTTATTGTAGAAAAGCCGCCAACGCCTGCCTCATAGCCACCAGAGACGCTAACTGAACCGGCTCCATTACTGTTATGATAGACCGTGATCGTACCGCTCCACAATATGGTCGTTGATGTCTTGGGCAACTTGTGAGTAAAACTTGTGTAGTGAGATCCATTTACTTTAATATATCCGGACTTGTTATTATCGTTATGCGTATTATTTGTAGTCTTAGCTACGAACTTGACATACACATTTGAATAATTCCCTGCAATACTTTGTGATGAACATGATAATTCTATCCATGCCGATAATGCCATTTTGTTCTAGCCTCCGATCCATACATCATTTAAATTGTTGCCAGTCCCTTCGATATGAGCTCCTGGACGTATTGCCCAGTTGTCACCAAATCGAATCTGATTCTGCACGGCGATGTTTCGCACCTCCAGCACCTCGTTTGTGAACTTCGCTACAGTCTGGTCGTTATATTTAAACTCCAGCGCATCATTAGTGAATTTCGCCTGTATTGGGCTGTCCGATTTGCCAATGATAATGTTTCCCTGTTCCAAACGAATGAACTGGTTTCGTTCAACGATTTCGTTTCCCACATCATTGATCCGTTCCTCCAGTTGGTTAAATTCCAACTGAAATCCGTCTGAGTTTGCCTTAAACAAGTTCTGCACTTCTTCCTTATAGGATTCCAGATCCGTTGTTGTTGTGTACCCTTGCAGAATGGAAATGGTAACGTTTTCCGCGGTCTGCAAAATATTTGTGGTCGCATTGCTAATGGTTTCGTTGACAAACTGTGTATTGTCCTCTGGTGCTGGCGTCCAATCAGATGATGTATTCGATTTTTCCAGCTTTACCAGCTGCACAGTGCAGTTATGCGCTGCCGACGCTGGCAAATTGTGAATGGTCAGTACATTGGCAGCCTGCGCCGGTCCGCCGGCATATGCCGCCGGACAAGTGAATGTGTATTCATAGCGTCCAGTATCTGCGTTAATGGCCAGATTATCCAGAATCATCGCATATCCATTATCACGGTATGCTGCAAAGGTTCCGGCCGTTTTGGTAGCCTCAAAAGACAGGGTATAGGTTTCACCCACCTCCCAGTCCTCAGACAATTCGTAACTGCCGACCAGCGTTTCTGCGGATACCTGCGGATCCATCGAATCCAGAACGTAGTTCCTGCCGCCGATCCGCATCTTGCTGACCTTAGTTGCCAATGACAAAATGGCATTGGCGTTCTGAGTTATGCTGGTTTCTGCCGACGTCACCCGGTCAGCCAGACTGTTCGCTGCGGACTGTGCCGCTGCCGCCGCGTCTCCTGCAGCTGTAGCATCTGCCTGTGCCTGATCCGCTGCAGCCTTAGCCGCCGCAACTTCTTCATCCGTCGCATCCGCTCTGTTTTTCAGTTCGGTATACTTTGTCTGCGCTGCATTGGCCGCCTCCTGTGCCTGATCGGCTACTGTCTTGGCTGCTGCCGCATCGGAAATAGCCGTGCTGGCACTGATCTCTACCTGGTCTACTTTCGTTGCCGTTGAACTGATCTGTGCCGCATTCTGATCGATCCGGGTTCCCAGATCTGTGCTGATCTGCGTCAGATCACTTTTCTTGGCGTAGCTGGTCGTCATTTCATTGGACAGCGTTTCCAGATTTGCCTGCAAAGCATCTATTTCCTGATTGGCTGTTTCTAGCTCGCTATTGACTTCCCCGACTTTGGTTAACGCAGAATCGGCGGTATTTTTCGCTGTGTTTGCCAGCGTATTTGCAGTAGCTGCTGTTTCATGCACTTCGTTCCAGGTCGTTTCCAGGATTCCTTCTGAATACGTCAGCAGGGTCGGGTTCGGTTCTGACCACTCGGTACACCAGCGTGACCACAGGTACTTTCCTGTCGTCCATTCTGGCAGCACTCTCACCCATTCCCCGCCGGTCATTTCAGTGCTGGACGTAGACAGGTAATACTGCTTCGTCATGGTAACGATGGACGGGGCTGCCTTGCCGTCTTTTCCCGTGTCACCGTACACGCCGATGATTTTAGGCGCCAGATCTTCCGTGCTCCCGTCGCTATAGGTCAGGGTCTCATAATTCCACAGGTACTTCTTTTCTGGCGTCATAGCCGGCACAGATGCTCCCGTACTCCATCCGGTAGTGTCAATGGTGATCCCGCTATCCTGATCGCTGACCAGATAATGCTCCGTGATGCTGATCAGGGATTTTCCCGGATCACCTTCCACCTTTGACCATTTATATACGGTCGGATCTGTCAAGTCCGGCTCTATGGTTTTCCGGTTTGCCGCGATCCCGACATAGACTTTGCCTTCCGGTTCCAGGCTGATCCCGTTTCCGTTTTCATCATCTGCATATACGATCCAGGTATAATAAACCCGGTTCTTTGCCAGTTCGGCGAACTGGGACGCCAGCGCCTGCACCTTGTCACTGATCCCGCTACTTTTTATCAGATATTCGCCCAGGGTTGCCTTTTGCGAATCCTTTGCGATAGATACCTCCAGCTTCAGGATTCTCGCCGACAAGTACAGCTCACCATTGTCATCCACCAAATTGATCCTGTCCCCGATCTTGGCTGCCGGCGGCAGCTCTGCAATATCGACTTCGTAGTTGACTTCGGTATCACAGATCTTTTTCAGCTCCGTGACAGCATGGGCGCACAGTTCTTTCTGGCTAGTCGTATCAAATGAATACGTTTTTTCGATATGCCCTTCACCTGTGCCGGTTTCTGATAAATAACGGCTCCATTTCTTGACTGCTTTCCTCGATTTCAGATACTTCCCGGAAATGTAAAAATCGCCGTCATCATACTTGTAACCGGCTAAGGTGATGGGATCTTCCTGCCCTTCTGGCGTTCCACCTGTAACATACAACGCAGTTGCCAGATTAGCTACAGAACTTTTGATCACGATGTTATTCAGATTCTTGTTGATTCTAAACACCTCACCAGTATCTTTGCCCCGTTTTTTATGGATGTTGATGTACTTGTGCAGCACCTGCAGCTTGTCAATGTCGAACGTATAGCTGATTTCGGCATTATCGAACTGTGTGGCCACACTGGCCAGTCTTTCAGTAACGGTAGTCTCGCCTTCCCATTTCAGTTTCCGGCTCAGATCAGGGATCTCATTGATCCCGATTTCAAAACCGCTGTCTTCTGTCCATTTCTCTACATACCACTTGATAGGATATGCCTCTGTAGCTTCAAATGCCTGCGCCACATCGTTCAGAAGATCCAGACCTGCATCTTCAGCGTACAGGTAGATTTCCTGATCATCAATGTCCAGTTCCGAATCAATGATAGTATAAAATTCCTTTTCATCGCCGTTGCTCCGCAGGATGTAGTTGCCCGCCTTGACGACTTCCTGCAGCTGACGTTGTTCGGATTTCTCAAATGACACCGTACATTCAAACGATGCAACTCCGGTATCCACGTCTTCGATCTTTTTATCATCAGATGCAAAAAAACCTCGTGGCAGACCTGTTGATGCCTGCCCGAGGACTTCCATTTTTCTGTTGGCAAAATAAATAATCATAAGAATGCCTCCCGGTACCGTACCTTTAATGCCGGAGCATATTCATCTGAAACCCAATACGAATACGCCACACCGATCTGGTTCAGACCCGGCCGGAGTACGAAACTTTCCCAGTCGTTACCTAATGCTCCCAGCTGTGGGGAGCGGACGCCATTCAGGTAGATTTCGCCCTGATTGCAGTCCGCCACCAGCACGTCATTGGCACTGAACTTATTCGGTATGTTTTTCCAGGTGTCGCAGTTGTCCTTTACGAACTTAGCCCAGTAAATACCGTTATAGGCCAGCGTATTCACAGACGAATACTGCTCAAACCGGAACGTTATTTCAGTTGCTTTGGTTTCTGCAATAGCTGTATCGGTATATACCTTTTTCAGATCTCCGATAGTAAACGTCACCTGTGATCCGCTTTTTATAATGCTGGATGTCTTCACGGCCGTACTGGAAATGTCCAGGTCAACCGTTTCTACCTTGGCGTCGTTCACATAAAACTGCAGGCTCGCTTTTTTACCTGCCTTGTTTTTCAGGATCCTGACGCCTGCCAGAATCTTTTTACTGGATCCAGGTCCCGAAACTGCCAGCACCTGAAATCCGCCCATCTGCGTGCTGTCATTTTTTCCGGATCCTACGCACATCTTCTGTTTATAGGTAAATGTGAAATCAGCCGCCCCGGAAATCCCTGCAGAATCCGCAGGAATCATTCGGGTAATGGATGGGCCGTGATACTTGCCCTCGCTGCTTCCGTAGCTGGACGCACCCAGGAAATACGTTTCCGGAACGTCTGCCACATAGGCACTGATCGGCATATTAGAACAGCTCGTTTCCGGCATGATACCAGCGATGTTAGCCAGCAGGGAATCGGTACGCCACGCCTTAAACTTGATTCCTGTGAGTGCCGTTTGATCTGCCGTCAGGCCGGTCACTGTAAAGGATGTGCTGACGGTATGGGCTGATCTGCCCTTCCAGTATGCGGATATAGTCTTTACCCAGATATCATGCCAGCTACCACCAACATACACCGACGCCTTGACGCCAAGACCTTTACCGAAATAGTTTCTATCGGTGCCCAGCGATGCGGTGATCGTTGCCGTGATGGTCACGGCATTGGATGTCCTGCCGGTTGCCCTAAGTGTTACCGTGTAGTAGAAACGCGGCTTTCCGGCTGGCGTCTGCTTACTCAGAACTGTTCCTGTTGTCGTCTTAGGTGATGCCGGAACGGCATAGGATGCTATTTTCATTCCTACAGATCCGGCCGCCACACCATCAGCCGGTAACATCTTTCCAGTGTTCTGGCTCCACAGCGCCTTGGCTGCTGTTCCCCAGTCGTCAGCTAATTCAAATGTCTGGTTGATCAGGGTCTGGGATTTCGCATACACATTGCTGCCGTCTTCTTCGTCAGGGTCACCGATCTGGATGATCTTTTCCTGCTCATTGAAAAATGCCACATACCCGCAATCGCCGTGCCCTGTCAAGGTGGTATCTTCGCCCTCCGTTTCCTGGTAGAAATCCGCTTCCAGGATTGGAAACGATTCATATGTGCCGCCGTAGTCAACCAAAATCGTACCCTTATCACCATCCAGCGGCTCCGCCTCATACTCCGCCACGGAATATTTCAACGGATCCAGACACAGTATTTTAAACTCGCCTTTGACCGAATTCCGACCCGTGTCGATCTCGCTGACCTCTGACGGTGTTCCGATGAAAAACTTATCCGGTTCATCGTTGAAAATGATCTCGGCATCATCTACGTTCAGGATCCTGCCCAGTTTGTTATAGGCTTCCCGGAACGCCTCTGCGCTTTCTGCAATCAGCTGGTACCCGACCGTGATAGTTCTGGCCGGATACCGCTTATTCTTCCTGATTTCGCCGTTTTTTGTGCCTATTTCATAGGTGTTGATCTCCGGGGACAGGACTTCTCTTCCCTGCACATACAGGGTATGGTAGCCCTCGATCTGTGTTTCGATCAGTTCCCCGTTGATCTGCAGCGCTTCCGCTGGGATGTACTCTTGCGTTAAATTTTCATTTATGTCTCTGAATTCATACATCATTACCTTACACCCCTCTTTCTTGCTGCTCTCGTTTCTCGCTTATCCAGTTCTTCCTGGGTATATGGCGCCGATACCTTGGCGATGGTTTTGCCGTCCAGTTCAACTGGCACTTCAATCACGACGGTTCTGCCGCCGCCATAGTTGTACTGGTCATACAACTGGCCGGATCCGCCGCTGCTTGTCGCCCATGCAATGTCCGGGGTTGCTACCTTCGGAACATATAACAGCTGCTGTGCAGCCTTCCGGGCCTGACGAACCTTGCCAAGGATTCCATTTACCCAGCCGGTTCCATACCATCCGCCGAGCTTATCAGCTACCTTGGACGGTGAACCAATCTTCGCTTTGGCTTCGATCGCTTTTTCTGCTGCAGCTGCCAATGCTGCTGCCGCTGCACGTACCGCCCCAAGCTGGGAACGCATACCGTTGGCCAAGCCTATACCAATAAAACGGCCTGCTGAATATGCGCCAGATGCCGCACCCCGCAGAGTCACATTGATAGAAACAACTGCAGACCTGCATGCCGCAACTGCACGCTGCAGCCCGCCCCGAAGCGCATTTGCAAATCCATTACCGGATGCCAGGCCAACTGCCATAAATAACGCAGCCAGAGGTCTGATAGCCGCCGTGATGTTTGCCGTTGCAGAACGTACCGCCGCCGCTGCCCTGGATGCACCTGAAGACAGCCCGGACGCCAAGCCAGCTCCCGCCTGCAATCCAGCAGACCGCAATGCCGGAACTAACATCATGGCCGCTGCCGTGATGGATGCAAACGCCGCAATAAACGGCCCTACATTCGGTGCCGGGATCGTGAAATTAGCAAATGCTGCTTTGAGTAATGTTACGTTAGTCACTACGCCACCGATCATACCTGATAACGCTGACAGAGCTGCATTGAATGCGGTAATACCGGCAGCTCCCATTGTGATCGCCATCATGAGTCCCATCATCCCCGCTGCAACCTGGGGAAGATTTGCTCCATTAGTAGCGATCGTACCTATTCCCGTTGCTACTGCTGCCAGAGCCGTTGCTATATCAAACAAGGATAATCCTGCGATCATTTGAATGCCTTGTGCTACAGACTTGAATCCAGTTCCGGCATTCTTTGCGGATGTACCTACGGATTCGATCACCCCGGCGATCGCATTCATAGCTGTTGCAAAACCGCCGCTGATCGCATCGACCACAGTAGCAACACCATCGGCTAGGGTCGAAAATCCGTCACAGATAGACTGAACGACCTGGGAAATGACGTCCCCGGCAGTCCGCATCACATTACACAGCGTTCCACCGATCACAGTAACGATCTGACTGATCGCATTTGCGATGACTGGAACGATCTGGGCTATTGTGTCGCCCAGCTGTTTGATCATTACCGTTAATGCCTGCACAAACGGCGTTGCAAGACGCATTCCTGCACCGATCAAGACGATTGCCGCCCCAAATGCCAGCATGCCAACAGCACCCGCTGTCAGAGCTGTTCCCAGTGCGGCGAATACTACCGCAAGACCAGCAACAACAATGCCGAAGGCTCCCATGGCTGCCGCACCATCAAGACCTGTCTGAGCGATCGGAGCCATAGCCAGTGCCATAGCGGCAACTGCGGCGGCAAAAACGATGATCCCCGTTGTGCTTGCCTGCAGCTTCGTCCCGACGGATGCCAGAACCATAGCCACAATGCTGACCGCCGATGCAAATGCGATCAGTGGAGCAACCGCCGTCGGGCCTAACTTTCCGATTCCCTGCAGCGCCTTCGCCAGCAGGGCAAGAGATCCGATAATCAAGGCCACTCCGGCCATCTTTGCCAGCGCACCAAGACCGCTTTTTAGTTTAAATGTACCCTTAGCGGCCAGATCCCCCGCTTTACCAGTTTTCTTAAACGTCTCGGATGCACCTTCCAGCGGAGTGAGCCAGCTGGAAACCTTTTTATATGCCTTGAATGCCATTGCCAATGCTATAGCAGCGGTGGCTGCTTTTGTAGCACCTTCGGCGTGTTTATTTAAAAACTTCAATATACCGCCAAGCACCGTGCCTACTCCAGATGCTACTTTTTTCAAAACTTTAAATGCCGGGGTCAGACCGGCGATAATGCCCTTCAAGTTGATCTTTTCGATCCCCTTGGCCAACTTGTCAAAGACGGCAATGATCTTTTCTTTTGTCTTGTTCGCAGACTCGGCAATAGTTGGCAAGCCATTGTTTTGCAGCATCTTATCAATGGCTCCGATACAGGTTGCCATTCCCTTTGTTACACCAGTACCCAGATTAGTGAACGCTGTTTTGATGCCGCCGGTTGCACTCTTAGCCTGGTCTTCAAATGATGCCAGGCCATCGATACCTTCTTCATTCAGTCTGACCATGGTATCCATGAATTCATCCATAGATACGGTACCGTTACGCAAACCCTCACCAAGCGCATCGGTAGACATTCCCATAGCCTTTGCTACCTGATTCAGCTGTGCCGGCATGGCCGTCTGGATAGATCGCCATTCCTGCATGTCCATCTTGCCCTTGGAATACGCCTGAGACAGCTGCTCAACGGCTGCAGACTGTACCTGTGTGGACATGCCGCCCGCCGTGATGGCGTTGTTCATAGCCAGAAAATACTTAGTGGACTTCTTGATGTCATTATTCTTGGAAACAAATCTGGTAACCCCTGCTGTCGCCGTATCCATAGTAGTTGGCAAACCAGAAATTCCCTTATCCAGATCCTTCATAGCTTGCTTGGTATCCTTCGTGGCTATTCCAAGATTTTTCATGACCTTCGGGAAATTGTTCAGCTGGTCATACCTGTCGACCGCACTGCCAACATGGGATTTCATAGTATCCAGAGCCATGTTGACGCCCCGCATTCCCAGCTGCAAAAGCGCGCCTGTGCCTATTGTTCGCTTAAACCCACCATTGAGGGAATCAGCCGCCGACGCCGCTCCTTTCAGCGCCGCAGACATATGGTCTTTGACAGATAGAATCGCCTGCACCGCATAGCTTTCAGCCATCGTCTTTACCTCCTTTCTTCAATACTTTTTCGATACCTCTAAACCGTGTTCTTTGCTTCGGATTTGAAGACTTCAAAACATTCGCAACCGAATCCTTGTAGTTGAAGAACTTCTGGAACGTCGTATAAACCGGCCGGGTCTTGCCTCTGCCTGCTTTTCGTTCCGCTTTAGCCGCAAACGTCAACCAGGCCTGCAGGTGATTCCTGTAGTCCAGATCAACCTGTTTCAGCATGGCCGCCTTCATCATCAGGGTGTACTGCGGGATCGTCAGCTGATCCACTTGGTCAAAACTCTTGAAATCCAAATACCTGAAACAATTCAGCGCGATTTCCTGATACGTCTCCTCAAAACTTGTTACTCGGTCGCTGCTGCTTCCAGACTCTTGAACAGCTTCTCCGCCCTCTTCTTCGTGGCGTTGGATGTCGTGAAAAAACCGATCACATCATCAAACAGCTTGTCGATGTCCGTATCAGGGGCTTCAATGTAGGCTTCAAGTTCCTGTTTCGTTACCCGTGGCGACTTCCCCTTGTTGGCCAGATCCAGCACGTTCACCAGGTCAACGACATCGCCATCGTAGATATGCGTCAGTGCCATAGTCAGCCCTGCGTCTTCGGTAACACCGGACATTTCTATCTTGACCGTTTTATTGATCTCCCTAACAAACCCGACTCCAAAATTGAATGGGTAAACTTTATCATTTATCGTTAATTCAAACATGATTTTCCCTCCAGATAAATTAAAAAGAGAAGGCGAAAATCGCCCTCTCATTAGATAAAAAAGTAAGATTTAGACTATGCCCCAGTCTTCTGCGTATCTGCAAAGATATAGGCCGCCACTTCCTGCTGCTCCTCGCTGACAGTGACCTCACCAGTAGCACCTGTGCCATTGATGCCGAACGTCGTTTCCACCTCGGCATGGTCTTCGGCGCTGGATGTCAGGGTGTATTCTGTCAGGTATCCCTGATAGTACGTGCCCTTGAACTTGCCCTGCTTGTTTGCAATCGGTTCGGCCAGATTAACTTCCCAGATCTCGATCAGTTCATTAGCCAGCATAGCCGCTTTCATTTTATCGTACATCGTGTCGCCCTTTGCCAGTACCGACGTGGCCGAAATTTCGATTTCCGGCACATTCGGCGTTCTGATCGGGCCATCCTTGGTTGCCGTGGTGTCGGCGTCCGTCGTGATGTTCGTTTCATTTTCCGTTGTGAATGCGATCGCAACTGCATCGTCTGTAGCTGCATCCTTCAGAATCCGGTACAAATACATGATCTTTTTTCCGGATACCGCTTCGGCGAATAACTGCAGCTGCATAATTCTATTCTTCATGTGTTTTCCTCCTAACTAAATTTAAACTCTACTTCCAGCC